AAGTAAAACAATCTATTAGTCAAATGAAACTTATTAGAGAAGAGATCGAATCAGTCAAGTATCTTGTAGAGACTACCAAGTCTGGCAAGAAATCACTGTACATCGAAGGAGTATTCCTCCAAGGAAACATCAAAAACCGTAATGGTCGTATGTATCCTATGGAAACTCTTCGTAAGGAAGTTTCTCGTTACAATGAGTCAAACGTTCAGTCTGGCAGAGCACTCGGTGAACTCGGTCACCCCGATGGTCCTACCGTGAATCTCGACAGAGTTTCTCATAAGATTGTTTCTCTGAAAGAAAGTGGAGATAATTTCATTGGTAAGGCAAAGATTTTGAGCACCCCGATGGGTAAAATTGCATCTGCTTTAGTTGAAGACGGCGTAAAACTCGGCGTTTCTTCTCGCGGTATTGGTTCATTAAAGCAGACCCGTGAGGGTGTCAATATCGTTGGTGACGATTTCATGTTGGCAACTGCTGCTGATATCGTTGCTGATCCTTCTGCTCCTGATGCATTTGTTGAAGGAATCATGGAAGGAAAAGAGTGGGTTTGGGATGGTGGAATTCTGCGTGAAAAGTATGCAGAACAAACCAAAAAACAAATTAATACACTCGTAGATCAAAGAAGATTGGAAGAACATAAGTTGGAGTTATGGAATAACTTCCTTTCTAATCTTTAATTTTATAAATAAATATAGTTTT